GTCTGGGTTGGCGGCTAATTCGTATGTGATTGATGTGGCGTCTGGGTCTACGTTGGATGTGACGAACGCTACGGGTACGTTGCCTTCGGCTCAGTTGCCGTCGGGAAGCGTTTTGCGGGTTCTTTCTACTTATACGACAGACTACTTTACTACTACTTCGATAACTGCGGTAGACGTTCCCAACTTTACTTTGGATATAACGCCAAGTTCCGCTTCAAACAAAATCCTGGTCATGTTTAGTTTTGGCATGGTGTTTAACGGTACTGCCGGTCAGGATTGTGAGTTTTTCATAAACAGGGACGCAACAGAAATTGCTTTAGATTATGTTTTTGAGTCAAGTAATGCTAATGACCAAAGCGCTATGGCTGGGCATTATCTTGATTCCCCTAACACGACTTCGAGCGTGACTTACAAAATGACTATGGAAGTCAATGGTGGCAGTGGAAATGTCAGGAGAGGTAGTTTTACTGTTATGGAAATTGCTGGCTAATGCTTACCGTAAACTTATCCAAGGAGAACAACTAATGGATATTGCAACAATTCTGACCCGTAAATATGCTGGCAAAGAGTGGACTTTGAGTGGTGATGACTACTCTGGTTTGATTTGGTTGTCTGACGGTGAAGCCCCTACTGAGGTTAAGTTGAAGGAACTGTGGCCTACGGTGGAGCAGGAAATCGCTGATGAGGCACAAGCTAAGGCGGACGCTAAAGCTTCAGCGATTGCGAAACTTGAGGCACTCGGTTTGACTGTCGAAGAAGTATCCGTTGCGTTTGGTTTGGAGGCTTAGATATGAGCACGTTGAAAGTTAATAACATCACTGATTTGGGTGATGATGCGGTTGTCACTGATGGTGTGGTTGTTTCTGTTCCTAGCCATAACGCGATTATTAATGGTGATTTTGGGGTTTCTCAAAGGGGGACATCGTTTGCGAATCCTGGTAACAACGATTACACGCTAGACCGTTGGAATGTTGGGGTTGCTGGTGGTTCTCCGACTGATGTGACTGTTTCACGTCAGGCTTTTACGCCCGCCGATGTTGAGGCTGTTGGGTATGGGGCTGGCGAGTATTATTGCGAAATTGATTTTACTGACGTTGGCACTATGACGGTTTTTCAGTTGCGTCAATATATTGAGAATGTTCAAACTTTTGCTGGTCAGACTGTTACTTTGTCGTTTTGGGCGAAGGGTTCGAGTGCGATTGATTTGACTGTTTTTCTTCAACAGAACTTTGGTTCGGGCGGTTCTTCTACTGTGACAGAGAGCCTGGGCACCCAAACTTTGACGACTGGTTGGACGCGGTATTCGTTTACTGTTGATTTGGATTCGTTGAGTGGTAAGACGGTTGGTTCTGGGTCTTATGTTTCTGTGCGTTTTGATTTTGTTGAAACGAATGGGAACGTTTATGACATTTGGGGTGTGCAGTTGGAGGCTGCTCCTGCTGCTACACCGTTCCGTCTTGCTGGGGGTGGGGCGAAGGGTGCCGAGTTAGCGTTATGTTCACGCTACTATTTGAGAATCACCGGAGAAGGAACAGGACACAGGCTTGCCCCTGCCGGATACAACGAAAACGGCACAACTACCTACACCATGATTATGGGGCCACAACCGTTTAGGGCGACCCCTTCCGTTTCTCATCAAAATGTCGTTATTAGATATAGTGGCGCGAGTATCGTTGCCATAGGCAGTATCACTCCACAATTTGCTAATAATAACTTCACTAATTTTTTTGTCAACGCAGCTTCTAATGTTTTGCCAACTGGGGGAACTAGCCAGTTGCGAACTCCAAACTCCGGCGACTACATCGAATTAGATTGTGAGTTATAAATGATTACTTGGGCAATAGTAGAAACCGAACAAGGCATTTCCATTCGTCGCACAGATGAAACCGGAAAAATATGGTGGGTTCCTGAAACTCCTGGCAACCGGCATTATGAGGAGTACCTTGCTTGGGTTGCTGAGGGTAACGAAGCTGAAGTAATCGAGGAATCGTAATGTCTACTATGCGTTTTGATGAGTGGCAGAACAGTGATGGTGTGCCCATCACGGATAAGGACACTGCACAAACGGATTTCGGAGGGTAACTGATGGCGAGTGTTGCAAAGTTTGATACGTGGCAGGCTGCTGATGGGACTAATGTTGCCCGTTTTAGTGGTGGTGAGTTGCAGGTGTGGGACGGGTCTGCTTGGGTTGAAGCTGGCTCTACCGAATTTCAATACCTAATTATTGGCGGAGGCGGCTCTGGAGGGTATTGGCCAGACGGCACCCGAGGCCCTGGTGCTGGCGGGGGCGGCGGTTACTTGTGCAACGTGCCTGGGGAAAACTCTGGCGGCGGGGATTCTGCGAGGGCCGCCCTGAAACTTGCGGCTGGTAGCTATACGGTAACTGTCGGCGCTGGCGGCGCTGGTGTATCTACTGAACGAAAAGGAAATCCAGGCTCTTTGACCGAGTTTGCTGGCTTCGTGGCATACGGTGGCGGAGCAGGTGCCCGTCCAAATCGAATCGAAGGTGTCGAAGGTGCTTCGTGTGGCGGCTTCGGGGGGGAGACTTTAGCTTCAAATGTTTCCAATGTTCAACCAGCGCCTCTTGCGGGCCAAGGGTTTGCTGGAGGCTACGGTGGAGGCTACGGTGCTTATTCCAGCGCCGGCGGCGGCGGTGCCGGTGGAGCCGGACAGAGTGCCTCGGGGGACAATCCCGGACCTGGCGGCGTAGGCGTGACTTCCTCGATTACGGGGACCCCTATCGGCAGGGCTGGCGGTGGCGGTGGCGTCCGAACCCAAAACAATACCTTTGCCTCAGCTTCTGATGGCGGCGGAGAAGGAATCGGAGCAGACGGTGATGTTAACACCGGAGGCGGGGGAACCGGCAGCGAGTCAACCTATGGCACCTCTGGGAATGGCGGCTCAGGAGTCGTAATTCTGAAATATCCAGATAGCGTAACTCTTACTATCGGAGCTGGCCTGACCTCTTCGACCACTACCTCCGGCGGATACAAAATTACAAGCTTTACGGCTGGAACGGACACGGTGAGCTTCTAATGGCGCATTACGCTTTTTTGGACGAAAATAACGTCGTGACCGAGGTCATTGTCGGTAACGACGAGACGACAGGTGACTGGGAAACCTACTACGGCAACATCCGTGGCCAAAAGTGTGTCCGCACGTCATACAACCACAACATTAGGTTTAATTTCGCTGGTATCGGTTACACCTACGATGAGGGCAGGGATGCTTTTATCTCTCCCACCCCGTACCCTAGCTGGGTGTTGGATGAGGAAACATGTCTTTGGGTGGCACCTGTACCGTTACCGAATGATGCTGATACGGTTGCTTATGAGTGGGATGAGTCAGCCGGTGAATGGGTAGAGGTTAGCGAATAATGCGTCTCGTCAAACTAACAAAAGCTAAGGTACAATAAAAACATGCCAGCACTAGACTTCCCCCCAACACCCAGCCCAGGCGACATCTACCTTAACTACGTGTACGATGGAACACTAGGGGCCTGGGTAATAAACGCATCCTCCGGAAACGTAGTAGTATCGGGTGGGGGCGGATTCGACACCACTTTCCTACTTATGGGAGCATAACGAATGGCAACATCATATAAATCACTCGGTCAGCTTGACCTGACCACGACCTCGCTGACTGACCTCTACACGGTTCCGTCGAGCACGGAAACTGTCGTGTCCACGGTTATCATTGCGAACCGTACGGCAAGCTCGACCACGTTCCGGTTGGCTATCCGCGTAGATGGGGATGCTATCTCGAACCAGCATTACATCGCTTACGATGTTCCGGTTGCCGCGAACGACTCGACCACGCTGACTCTTGGTATCACGATGGTTGCTACCGATGTGATGACTGTTTCGGCGGGTGACGCTAACGCGCTCAGCATCAACGCTTTCGGTGCTGAAGTAACCGTCTAAGGGGGTAACTGATGGCTGTTACTTCTATGGCGAACAGTTCCATAAGGGACTCGCAAAAGTTTCGCAACATGTCCCCGCTAACTAACGGCATCCTGGGCAACTTGAGATACGTTGTTGTCGCCGGTGGTGCTGGCGGTGGACCTGGAACAACGAATTCTGGTGTTGGTGGTTCCGGTGGTGGCGCTGGGGGTTACCGTTCTTCTGTGCCTGGTGAGTCGTCGGGTGGTGGTGCTTCGGCTGAGGACCAGATTCTAATAGGCGCTGGCAACACTTTCACGGTGACGGTGGGCGCGGGGGGTCCGTCTGTTGGTCAGGGTGTTCCTGGTGCTGACGGTAGCGATAGTGTGTTCGGTTCGATTACTTCCACAGGTGGCGGTGGCGGTTCCAGGGTAAATGGCGCTGGGCGTCCTGGTGGTTCCGGTGGTGGTGGTTCTTATAGCAGTCGAAGCGGTGGCGCGGGGACGGCTGGTCAAGGTTACGCTGGGGGTAACGGTGCCGGTGGCTTTGGTGCGGCTGGTGGTGGTGGTGCTGGTGCGGTAGGCGCTAACGCTTCCGGTGGCAACGGTGGTGGCGCTGGTGGTATCGGTGTCGCTTCATCCATTACCGGTTCTAGCACTTATCGCGCAGGTGGTGGTGGTGGGTCAACCTATAACGGCACGGGTGCTTCCGGTGGCAACGGTGGTGGTGGTCGCGGAGAATCAGGGAAACAGAATGGCACGGCAAACACGGGCGGTGGTGGCGGTGGAACAGAAACTTCAGGGGCGTCGTCCACGGCTGGCGGTTCCGGTATTGTCATCGTGAGCATGCCGTTGTCACAATCTTTGAGCGTAGGCGCTGGGCTGACCTCTACCACTTCTATCACTGGCGAACAAAGGGTGTATTCATTCACGGCTGGCACGGGAACGGTTACGGTGGTCTAATGGCACATTACGCATTTATTGACGACAACAATGTTGTGACTGAGGTGATTGTGGGTCGCGACGAAGATGACTTGGTTGAAGGTGTTACTGATTGGGAAACACATTACGGTGAGTTTCGTGGGCAGACTTGCTTGCGGACTTCTTACAACACTCTGGGCGGGGCGCACCTTGCCGATGGTGAACCGTTCCGAATGAACTATGCGGGCATCGGCTTCACCTTCGACCCCGACAAGGGTAACGATGGGGCTTTCATCCCGCCAAAGCCTTACGATTCTTGGGTTCTCGATGAGGACACTTGCCTATGGGTGGCACCCGTGCCAATGCCTGAAGATGGCGCGGCTTACAGTTGGGATGAGGAAGCCGGTGAGTGGGTAGAGGTGACCGATGAAACTGCTTAACCCCGCACCAGGACGCCCCGTAACCTCGCCCTACGGACCTAGACGCCACCCTATTACAGGGCAGCTAGGTAAAATGCATCACGGTGTCGACTTTGGCGGAACATTCGACGTACTCGCAGCAGGCGACGGCATTGTCGACCACGTAGGCTGGTCACCCAACGGTGGCGGCCACGTAGTCATCATCAAACACGCCCCAAACCTGTACTCCGTGTACTACCACGGGGCGCACCGCACCTCCCACAACAAAGGTGACCGCATCGCCGCCGGAACAAAAATTTATCTATCTGGCAACACCGGCGCTTCCAACGGCAACCACCTTCACTTTGAACTACGCAAATCCCGCAAATGGGGAGACACTCAAGACCCACAAGCTTTTATCGGCAGGGAAGTAACTGTCGACAGTAAACCAAGTGTTTTGAAAGTTGACGGCAGGCTGGGTAAGGCTACGTGGCGTAAGTTTCAGGAAGTGTTAAAACGTGATTGGGGTTACGAGGGTCTTATTGACGGTAAGCCTGGTCCTATGACGTATCGTGCTATGCAGCGCTCTGCCGGTGCTAAGGTTGACGGTATTTTTGGTTCGGGGACTCGTAAACTTGTCCAAAAACGCCTGAAGGGTGCCGATTTCTACCTCGGTAAATTGGACGGTATTTGGGGGCGCGGTACAATTACTGCGTTACAAAGAGCATTAAATCAAAACAATTACTAGGAGTTACCATGATGGAGTACGTGCACTATTCGTTAGAACGCGCAGTTAAAACTGTTGCCCAGACAGCTGTAGCAGTTATCACGGCTGCGCAAGTTGCAGGAATTTTGGAAGTATCTTGGCTAGATGTAGTAAGCGTGTCGGCGCTTTCCGGCGTCATTTCTTTGCTTACTTCTATTGCTAATTACAAAGGTAAGTCGGCAGACGGAAAGTAGCCGTAAATGAAAAAGCCCCCTATATGGGGGCTTTTTCTTATTGGCAGCTGTCGCAATTAAGCGCTTCCATCGGGTCTACGGGACAGGCCACACCGTTAATAATTTCAACATTTTCCATGTTTTACTCCTTTTTACGCTAAGATTGCCCTGACGGTTAGGACATTATGAAGATACTTTTGTTAGACCTTGAAACATCGCCAAACTTGGCTTATGTGTGGGGTCTGTGGAATCAGAACATTTCGATAAATCAAATGGTTAGTTCTACCGAAGTTATCTGTTTTGGTGCCCGTTGGTACGGACAACGTAAAGTACACTTTAGCTCAGTCCATCACGATGGTAAAGCTGACATGCTTAAAGCTATACACGAGCTTTTAGACCAAGCTGATGCTGTTGTGGGTTGGAACAGTGCTGGGTTTGACGTGAAACATTTGTACCGCGAGTTTATTGAAAACGACATGTTGCCTCCTTCGCCACATAAAGAAATTGATTTGATGCGGACAGCTAAGCAACGATTTAGGTTTCCGTCGAATAAATTGGATTATGTAGCTCAAAAGCTCGGCATGGGCGCGAAGGTGAAGCACAGCGGGTTTGAGTTGTGGATTAAATGTCTTGCAGGTGACGATAAAGCTTGGCGCGAAATGAAGAAGTACCAAATTCAAGACGTAAACCTTCTTGTTGGTTTGTACGAGAAGTTTTTGCCGTGGATTAAAAACCACCCAAATAGGGCTATTATCGATGGCAGGCCGGACGCTTGTGTTTCGTGTAGTTCTAACCGTTTGCAGTCTCGGGGTGTGGAGACGACAAATTCTGGCATGTTCCGAAGGTTTCAGTGCCAAGATTGCGGTAAGTGGCAGCGCGGGGCTAAAAGCGAAGCCACGAGTACAATGAGAGCTATTTAGGAGCAATCATGGCTATGCTGTCGGATAACGACTCAGGCACTTTCGGTGCTGACGAAAACCCGAAACCTCCTGCGCAGGCTGTGGAGGATTTTCACACAAATAGTGATGTGGACGCTCGTGCTGAGGCGCAACACCACACTTTAGGTCCTGGACCTAACCAGGCGTCTCCGGGAGACCACACGCACGATGGCGGTGACTCGGCTTTGCTTTTAGAGGGTCAGACTATTACTGGCTCTAGGGCTAGCGATGCTTGGCGTTTGTCGGTTAATGCTATTCTTGTTCGTCTCGGAGCCACCGACAATTCGACGGCATAATGCCTGCTAAGCAACGACAGCCTTCAGCGGCGGAGCTTTTACAACTTGCCGTTGCAGAGCTTGACCAGAGTATCCACCAACCCAACATTTTAAATTATGGGGAAAAGGATTACCCGGAGCAGCTTAGGTTTCATAAATCCGAGTCCCGTGGACGTTTTATTTCTGGAGGTAACCGTGGAGGAAAAACCGACGCTGAAGTCGTTGAGTCTATCTGGTGGGCTACAAATACTCACCCATTTCTTAAGCGCCCACCTTCATGGGGGTCTGGACCTGTTCAGCTTAGGTTTGTCGTTGTAGACGTTGCTAAGGGTATTGAGCAGATTATTTTGCCTAAAATGAAGAGGTGGATACCACGCTCTTACCTGAAGGGTGGTGATTGGTCTAAGAGTTGGGATGCAACCAACTACATTCTGACGTTCGATAACGGGTCAACAATTGATTTTGTTACTTGGGGTATGGACATGATGAAGCTGGGTGGGGTTCCTCGTCACGGCATATTCTTTGACGAGGAACCTCCTCAAAACATTTTTAACGAGTCGATGATGCGTCTTATTGACTACAACGGTTTTTGGGTGATTGCGGCTACACCGACTAAGGGTATGGGCTGGACGTTTGACCTTCTGTGGGAGCCTGCTAAGGAAGGCAAAGTGGATTGGATTGACACGTTCACCCTGTCGGCTGAGCAGAACCCTTATATTCAAGCGGATTCTGATGATATGGACTTTTACATGGTGGGTATGAATAAGGAAGAGCGTGATATTCGTGAGAAGGGCGAGTTTGTTGCTCGTAGTGGTTTGGTGTTTCCTGATTTTGGTCAAAATATCGAACGTTACCTAATCGATTTTGGTCCGGGGGATGTCCCTAAGGGGTGGGCTATTTATGCGTCTGTCGACCACGGGCTAAACAACCCGACAGCTTGGTTGTGGCATGCGGTGTCGCCTAGCGGGGATATTGTGACGTTTGCGGAGCATTACCAGTCAAATATGATTGTGTCGGAGCACGCACAGACTGTGAAGCAGCGGGAGCTTAGCTGGGGCCATAAACCTGACTCTATCGAGCGTATGGGCGACCCTGCGATGCGTCAACGGTCTGGGATAACCGGAACATCCATTATTCAGGAATATGCCCTCCACGGGGTTTACGTGAACGTTGAGGGCATACCTCACGATGTCATGGTCGGTATTGAGAAGATGCAAGCTTATTTTAGGTTACGTGACGACACCCGCTGGGGTAAAAACCGTCCTAAATGGGTTATTTCTCGCAACTGCCCTAACTTTATTCGTGAGATGAAGAAGCTACGTTGGGGTTCGTATGCGTCGGACAAGATGGCGTATGAGATGAATAAGCAGGAAGTTGTCCACAAAAAAGACGACCACGCTTTTGACTCTGCCCGCTATTTTGCTACTACCCGACCAGACCTAAAGCCTTTTGTTGAAGCAAAAGGTGACGAAGACCCCCCAACTACGCTAAGATACGAGGACTTGCTTTTGAAAATGCGAGAAGACCCTAGTGTCCAGTTCGCAGAAGATAGAGCGGGCAGTGACGGACCTACCGTTATTGCAGGATATGGAGATTACTACTAATGAGCAGATTTTTCCTGACCGACGCACCGGCCCTACAGCCCGGCGTCTGCTGGATTACTAAAACAGGTAAGGGACCATTCGTAGACACGGGAATTGACCTGTCTAAGAATGTTGTAGACCGTGGACGCATGTATCTGTCGGTAGACGTAATTAGAGAAATGGCTCAGCTAGCTGGGCTGTTTGACGAGGAAAAGCCCGTTTCTGTCAAATTGCATGACAAACAAATGTACGACAAGGGTTATAACGACGCAATTAAGGAGATAAATTCAGATGCTATCAACCATTTTGTTAGCCACGTTAGTAGGAATGTTGTTGGGTCTGCTGGTGTTGCAGCATTGGTGGAACCAGCAAGTACTCACACAGCTGCTGGAGCAGCAGTCGCAGGTGTTGAAAACTCAGCAGCAGGAGCACCAGAAATCGATAAAGACGCTGACGGACCTGAGCGCAAAAGCGCAAGCACTAGTCGCTTCAAGCGACCCTCTCGCGTTTCAACAAATTCAAGCGATGAATCAAACTTTAGATTATAGTGGTTACCAGGACTACGACCCTTCCGACGAGGCTGAATCTGAAAGAATTGCCACTAGGAACCCCAACCTTTCAGCAGGAGACGATTTAGATGGCCAAGATGCCCGACAATTATTCGCAGAACTCACCGGGGTTGACCCAGAGTTCTACGGTAATTAAGCTGCCTGAAGACGGGTTAAACATTGAAAAATACCGGGAAAGCGAAGAGGCACGAAAGCTAGTCGCTTGGGTACAGTCTGAGTGGACTAAAGCTAAGACTGCTCGTAGTCAAAAGCAGTTGCAGTGGTTTCACAACATGTCAATGTTTTATGGGCACCACTGGGTTGAGCAGACTCGCGGTAACTTCCCTGAGGATTACCGCGACAAGCTGTTTACGCCTCGCAAGCCGTATTATCACCAACGCAAGACTATTAACCGTATTAGGTCTTATGTGCGGTGGGAAATGTCGAAGATGCTTTCGTCATTCCCCACCGCACAAGCCATTCCTGCATCCAGCGAGGACGAGGACCAGCGGGCGGCATTTGCCGCTGAGCAGGCTTGGACTTCTATTAGTGACTCTAAGAAACTACGTCAGCACATGTCCCGCGCTATGTGGTGGACCATTGTTACAGGTAACGGATTCCTTAAGACTCACTGGGACACTACTTGTATTGATAAAGTTTCCGGCGAAGTTGGAGACATCAAGTACGGTCACGTAACCCCCTTTCACCTTTTTGTTCCCGACATCCGCGAACAGGACATCGAGGACCAACCTTTCGTCATTAACGCTTACACGAAACCTGTTGCGTGGGCACAGCACTATTTTGCTAAAGAACTTGGCAACATCAAACTGTCCCCCAGTGTTTCTAGCGCCAACCAAATTCTTGACGAGGCTTACTTAAACCTCGGACACAGCAAAGCACCTGACAGTGTGATTGTGTATGAAACTTGGGTTAAGCCAGGCGCAACCAAGATGATGCCCCAGGGAGGCGTCATTATTAGTGTCGATGACATTCTTATCAGCGTGTACCGCGAAGGGTTCCCCTACGGTCACGGAATGTACCCATTTACCAAGTTTGAGCACATCCCCACTGCAACGTTCTACGCTGACAGCCCCATTGTGGACCTGTCGCAGCTCCAGAAAGAATACAACGGTTTGCGTTCAGAAATTGGTGAAGCAGGGCGACGCATGGCTAAGCCGCAGCTGATTGCGCCAATGGGTTCTATTGTTCCATCTAAGCTGACTAACGAGCCTGGCCTAGTGATTCAGTACAAGCCTGGTATGGCTCCTCCTCAGCCGTTGCCTTTGTCGCCTTTGCCTCAGTATTACTTGGACCAGCAGGACCGTGTACTGAATGACTGGATTGATATTTCTGGTGAGCGCGAAGTGTCGCGTGGTGACGCCCCTCCCGGTGTTACTTCGGGTACGGCTATTTCGTATTTGCAAGAAGCATCTAATCAATACCTGACTCCTCAGTTCCAAAGTATTGAGGCTGGTGTGGAAAAGATTGCTGCGCAGACTATTGAGTTGTTTGTACAGTATGTTGACTTGCCTCGTAAGATTCGCACGATTGGTGCGGATGGTGCTTTCGACACGATGCTGTTGAAAGGTGCTGACATTGCTTCTGGTACGGATATTCGTATTGAGCCCGGCTCTAGCTATGCGAAGTCTAAGGCTGCTCAAGAGGCTCGTGTTATGGACATGTTTGCGGTTGGGATTATTGACCAGCCGACAGCTGTTCGTATGCTTGAGGTTGGTGGTGTGCAGAAGGTTATGGACACTCTTAACGTTGCAGAGCGTAAAGCTCAGCGTGAAAACATCAAGATGAAGATGCTGACTGAGGAAGAAGTTGAGATGTCTCGCCAGGAAGCTATGCAGGAGATTCTGGCAAGTTTGCCTCCTGAGGCCATGCAGGACCCCAACATTATGGCTGAGATTGAAAACATGCCTGCGCCTCCTGTTGTTCCTGTGGATGACTTCGATGCTCACGAGGTTCACATTGATACTCACAACAAATTCCGTATGTCTCAGGAGTATGAGATTCTGTCGGATGTGCTGAAGGCTCAGTTTGCTGAGCATGTGGCGCAGCATGAGCAGGCTTTGCAGCAGCGGATGATGGCTCAAATGATGATGGGTCAGCCTCCTGCTGAGGGTGCTGAGGGTGGTCCTGAAATGGGCCCAGGTGCTATGATGGCTCCTAATGGGGCTGTACCCGACATGGCCCCTGAACAAGGAGTATAAGCATGGCAGATTTCGATGTAGTGGCGGATTCCACTCCCCAGCTGGAGTACCGTCCCACAAGAAACTATGGACGTAAGACTATCGATGAGCTGAAGACTGAAATCCAGGCTATCGATGCGACCACGTACACAGACGCTGAGGTCCTGAAAATGACCTACAACGACTTGACGTACGCAATTCACGCACTTTCCTAACAAAGTGCGTGATTTATAACTAAATATAGTAAACTAAAATCCAAATGCTAGGGCCTCATTGGGAGGTACGGCGAATAAGGAGAACACAATGGACGAAACTACAGGTACAGAGATTGACACAGAACCGGAAGTGTCGGAATCTTCAGGGCCGGTAGAGGAAACAACTGAGCAGCAAGACTCTGGGGAATCCGGAGGGAATCCTGCTTGGGATTCATTGCGTTCAAAACTCGACCCTGTTAGCTTCCACAGCATTCAGGAAGACCTTAAGAACTTCGACAAAAATGCGGAATCGCGCATTTCGTCGTTGAACCAGCAACTCAAAGAGTACAACGAGTTGGGTTCACCTGAGCAGTTGCAGAATTATGCGACAATCGCTCAGAGGCTCGATACGGAACCTGAAGTTATTTACAATGCTTTAGGTGAATTCTTGAAGCAGAATGGTCGTTTACCGGAAACTGAAGCAGAACTTCAGGATGCGGTTGATGACGAGGAAGCTACCGACGAGAACAGCGAAGCACCTGTCGACCCTCGACTTGCACAGCTAGAGCAACAGCAACAGCAGATGCAGGACTTTCTTGACCAACAAGAACAGGTAAAGATTCAGCAGGAGGCGGATGCCGCTCTCGAACAGGAAATCGGCGAACTTAAATCTGCACACCCGGACTTTTCGGAGGACGATGTGCAGGAAGTTTTAATGCGGGCGGCGTTTAAACTTCAGAGCAGTGGTAAGGCAGTGAAACTGTCGGACGTTGCTCAAGAGTATGTCGACAAAACAGTAAACCGTATCCGCGCAGTACCGCGCCCAGGAGATTCCGCCCCAAGATTGCTTCCCACTTCGGGAGGCGTTCCTGCCGGACAGCAGGCAACACCCCTTGGAAAAATGACGAGAACAGATGTGCAAAGTCTCATCGCTTCGTCACTTGAACAAGGCCGGTAGTTTAAAGGCTTAATCTCCTTTCAATAACGAAAGGAAACACAATGGCTGCAACACTCGCAACTATTGATTCATATCTCAAGGAGGTGTACCAGGGACGCATCCGCGAGCAGCTTAACGACGAAATCGTTGCGCTGAAACGTATTACTCGCAGTGGCTCTGGTGTCACCAACGAAGTTGGCGGAAAGTACGTCACCTTCCCAATTCACACCCGCCGTAACAGTGGTATCGGTTCTCGTTTTGAGAACGAGGCACTTCCTGTTGCTGGTCAGCAGGGTCACGCCGCTGCCCGTGTGGGTCTGAAGTACGCATACGGTGGAGTTCAGCTCACCGGACAGGCAATCAGCCTTTCTGACTCCGACGCTAAGGCTTTTGCCAAGGCTTTGGACAACGAGGTTGAGGGTCTGAAGAACGACCTGAAGAAGGACATGAACCGTCAGGTGTACGGCTCGGGTAACGGTGCCATTGGTGTCGCTACTGGTGCTAACACTGGTGCTGTCGTTCCTGTTGCAGATGCACGTCTGTTCCAGGTTGGAATGGTCGTTGACACTCAGACGGGTACCACCGTTGACAACACAAACCTTGTTGTTGCTTCGGTTGACCTGACTGCTGGTGCAAACACTGTTACGTTCACTACCACTCCTGGTACCTCCCTTGCTAACGCTGACATCATTGTTCGCGCCGGTTCTGGTGTTGCTGCTGGTGGTAACCGTGAACTCACTGGTCTCGCTGCAATTATCAGCGCTTCCGGAACCCTGTACAACATCGACCCTTCGGTAGAGCCCGAGTGGAAAGCTAACGTTGACTCCAACGGTGGCACCAACCGCGCACTGTCGGAAGCTTTGATGATTCAAATGACTGATGACATCCGCACCAAGGGTGGAAGCACGTCTCTGATTCTCCAGAGCCTCGGGGTTCGTCGTGCGTACTTCAACCTGCTGTCGCAGCTGCGTCAGACCGTTAACACCCAGGAATTCACTGGTGGTTTCTCTGGTCTCGCATTCACCACTGACCGTGGCGAAATCCCTGTGGTTGCAGATGTTGACGCACCGCTGAACAAGCAGTGGTACATCAACGAAGACGCGCTCACGTACTACCGTGACGAAGACTGGCACTTCATTGACCGTGATGGTTCAATGTGGAAGCAGGTTCGTGACTCCAACGGTGACTACGACGCATACTACGCTCGCATGGTTGAATACCACGAGCTTGGTACTGACCGCCGTAACACCCACGGTCTGGTTTCAGACATCACCGAGGCCTAAACACCCTCGCCATAGTGATGGCCCAACCTCTATACTGGGGTTGGGCCATCATCTTTTTGGAGTGTCATGGAAAATAAGTTTCTTTTTTACCAGGCTGTTTCTGCGCTGCCTGAGGGTCTTTCCTTGTCTGATTATGAATGGAATTTTTACAAGGACAACGCCGGTAAACAGATTTTGACGGTTACCCTTACTGATGTTCAAGATGGTCAAACACTTGTTTATGATGAGGTTTCTGGTCAGTGGGTTAATGGTGCTGGGGGTGGCGGAACTGGCGTAAATGTGACTGTAGGCACTGTGGAGCCTACAGACCCTGCTACGGGCGACATTTGGTTTGACACTACTGACGACACGCTGTACTTGTTTGATGGAACTGTTTTTGCTGCCAGTGTGGGACCTGTCGGACCTAAGGGTGACACGGGCGATACGGGTCCTGCGGGCCCTCCGGGACCTACGGGTGTTGTGGCAGCCACTTTACCGATTACGTATGACAGTGAGACTCAAACTGTCGGGTTTGATGGCACTGCTGTTGCTAATCTTGACCCGG